CATTGTATTCTGCTAAAGTAGCTTATACTTTATCTAAATTCTTAAAAAAATCTGTAAATATAGACAACTATATTAAAACTTATATATAATGGCTGTAGAAACTATAACAATTAAATCAGGTAAATTAGAATTAATATCATCAATTGAAGATATTAAATTAAATTCTAATACTTATATTCATTTAGGTGCTAAAGAAGGTCTTTATATTGATGTTGGATCTGTAGATGGAGACAATAAACAAAATAAAGTTTGGATTAATAGCCCAAGAATAGAATTTGGAAAATCTGGTTCTTCTAAAACTAAACAATTAGAACCTGTAGTTAAAGGAGATCAATTAGAAAAAATTTTAATTGATATTTTAAATTTATTAAATCTTATGGCTAGTGTTCCTGGTGCTTATGTTCCTCAAGGTCAACCTACTTTAATAAATAAAACTAAAAATCAAACAAATTCAATTAAACAAAAAATAAAAAGAATTAAATCTAAAATAACTTATACTATATAATGGCAACTATAGAAGATTTAATAGCATTACAAGGTAAACAAATCAATGTTGCTCAACCTTTAAACCCAGTAAGGAAACAGTATACTCAAAATACTAATAATTCTCAAAATAATTTAGTAGCATCTATAGACAAATTAACTCAACAAATGAATAATTTAAATTCAGGAGTTAAAAGTAGTTCTTTTGATTTAAATAAAACATTTAGTTTAGCAGCATGGGTTAGTCAAGTAGTAATTGATATTACAAAAGCTAGATTAGCAGAAGAATTAGGAGTAACTACATCTACAGACAATCAATCAAATCAAGCAGGTACTACAAATAGTACACCACTTACTAATAAAATTTTAAAATCAGCTAATGCTGTTATATTAAATATTATTACTTTACAACAACAGATAGACTCTCAAATTTTGAGTCTTGAAGATCAAGTTGATAGTATTTTAGATAAAGTAAATACTAATACTACTGTTAAATTAGGTGATGGAACTATAGTACAAATTCCTCTTTTAAATCAACAAACTATAGTAGCATTACAAAATATAGAATCAATAACTAAATCTTTATTAGATAAAACAAATAAAGTAACTATTAGATTAAATAATGATAAACCTATTACTAATTTTAATGATTTTGTAAATAATCTTTCATTAAAACAAGTAGTAGAATTTAGTCAATTAGTAATTTCTTCATTATTGTTAGTAAAAAATATCCAAAATAAAATTAAAAAAGCTAAAGCAATAGCTATTCAAATAGAAACAACTATACCAGCTTCAAATTATATAGCTACAGGACAAGCAGTTAGTGATATTTTAACTAAAAGTGAAAGTGAACAAAATCAAATAAACGATTTAAATGAAGCTTACAAACAAATTACAATTTTAAAAGATAATATTATTTTCTTTAGTAATATAAATCAAGATCAACAACAGAGTTTAAATGATATTATTAATAATATAGATATTTTTATAAACCAACAGCAAAATAATACTATATTACAAGATTTAAAAACTAAATTAACACCCCCTTTATAATTTAATATTTATATTATATGAATAAAACTGAATTTATACAAATTATTCGTGAAGTTGTGAAAAAAGAAGTTCGCTCTGCTATTAGAGAAGAATTGCAAAGACAGCCTATGCAAGAAACTAAAAAACCTCTTAGTAGTATGTTAGGAACTATTCCTAAAACTAAAAAACTTGTATCTACAGGCAATGTTTTAGAAGATTTAATAAACGAAACTGCTCAAAGTGATTGGCGCTCAGTAGGAGATTTCACATCAGCAGATGCTATGAATTTCCAATCCATTAATAATCAACCTTTTGAGATGGATTTAGGAAAATCTAAACCTTCATCAGTAGAATCAATGTTAAATAATGCTCCTAAAGTATCTTCACCAGAAATGATTCAATCAGTAGCTGAAGTTCCTGATTTTACAGCAATGATGTCAACAATGAAAACTAAAGGATTGTTATAATGACAGTAAGACCCATTTATAGATATAATGATGTAGCTAATAATGCTACTATAAAAAAAGAAATTGGAATAGGAGTTCAATTCATTGAAAATGGTGTCTTTACGTCAACATATACAACAACATCTCAAACTAAAAATCAATTAATAAATTATATTTTAGCAAATCCTGGTGAAAGATTTTTTAATCCTTTTTTTGGAAGTGGAATAAGACAATTATTATTTGAACCTAATGTTGATTTAATTACTGTTGCTTCTAATTTAAAAGAAGGTATACAAAATAATGTTCAAAATATTATAGTGAATGATGTAATAGCAACAAGTGAACCAGATAATTATATAGTTTATATAAATGTAAATTATAGTATTAATAACCAACAAGATGAATTAAACATAGCTTTAACAAATTCTATATAATGAGTATACAATATTTAAATAAAGATTTTAATCAATTAAAACAAGCTTTAACTGATTATATAAAAAATAACTATAATAACTATAGTGATTTTGGTCCTTCTTCACCAGGCAATATGTTTAGTGATCTAGCAGCCTATGTGGGTGATGTACTTAGTTTTTATACTGATACTCAAGTTCAAGAAACTTTATTATTAGAAGCTAAAGAAAAGAAAAATATACTTCCTATAGCTTATAGTTTAGGTTATAATCCTGTTATTTCAAAACCATCAACTGTAGTATTAGATGTTTATCAATTAGTACCATCAGATGCATCTAATGGTTTTATACCTGATTATAGATATACTACTAGAATACCAGAACAAAGTCAAATCCAAAGTACTTCTCAACCTAATGTTTTATTTTTAACAGAAACTTTAGTTGATTTTGCTTATTCTGGTTCTAATGATCCGACAGATATAAGTATTTATAATTATTACTCTGGAACTAATAATCCTGAATTTTATGTATTTAAAAAACAAGTACAAGCTTACTCAGGTCAAATAAAAACACAAGATTTTAGTTTTACTAATATTCAACAGTTTGCTAAAGTTACTTTAAGTGATACTAATATTGTTAAAATATTAAATGTTACTGATAGTGATGGAAATATTTGGTATCAAGTTCCTTATTTAGCTCAAGATACTATTATAGATAAAACATATAATATTCCTGTTTACGAACCTAATTATTATTATTACAAAGATCAAGCTCCTTATATGTTAAGACTTAAAAAAGTCCAAAAACGTTTTACAGCTCAGTTTGTAGATGATACTAATTTAGAAATTAGTTTTGGAGCAGGAACAACAGGACAAGCAGATGAATTAATTATTCCAAATCCATATAATGTAGGAATTGGATTACAAGACGGAATTAGTAAATTTAATACAGCATTTGATCCAGCTAATTTTTTCTTTACAAATGAATATGGTCAATCACCTGTAAATACAACATTAACTTTTACTTATTTAACAAGTTATGGAGCTCAAAGTAATGTTTCTTCTAATGATATTAATATTAATTATTTAGTAAATCCTCAAATAGATAGTTATGGTTTAAATTCAACTGCTGTTCAAACAGTTTTAAATTCAATTAGATTTAATAACAATATTGGATCTACAGGAGGTGGTCCTGGTGATACTATTGAAGAAATTAGATTAAATGCTTTAGCTAATTTTCCAACTCAATTAAGAAATGTAACTCAAGCTGATTATTTAGTGAGAACTTTAAGTATGCCTTCTGAATTTGGAACTATTACAAAAGCATATGTTGTTCAAGATCTTAATCTTAATGCTGATAAAGACAGAACAAGTACTTTTGATTCAAATCCTTTAGGTTTAAGTGTTTATGTTTTAACTACTGATATAAATGGTAAATTAACTCAAACTAATCAAGCTGTTAAACAAAATCTTAAAACATATTTAAGTCAATTTAAAATGTTAACAGACGCTGTTAGTATTAAAGACGCTTATTATATTAATGTAGGAATTAATTTTGAAATTCAAGTACTACAAGGATTTAATGCTCAACAAGTATTAGCTGGAGCAATTAATAGTTTAAAATCATTTTTTGATACTAAAAAATGGTCAATAAATCAACCAATTATACTTTCACAAGTTGAAAATGCTATATCTGCCGCTAATGTTAATGGTGTAGCTGCTGTAAAAAAACTTGAATTTATAAATAAATCTGGAGGAACCTATAGTCCATATACTTATGATTTAACTGGAGCTAATTTAAATGGAGTTCTTTATCCTAGTTTAGATCCAATGATTTTTGAAATAAGATACCCTGATCAAGATATATTAGGACGAGTTGTTAGTATTTAATATTTATTAACACATGGCATTCTATCAGTTATTTCCTTCCAAAGACGCTACTTTATATCAACAATATCCAGATACAAATACTGGTATAGATGAGATATTAGAACTTTCAAAAACAACTGCTTATGATCCTTCTAGAATTGTAATTGCTTTTGATCAACAACAAATATTAAATACAGTAAATAATCGCATTAATACAACTATAACTTCAGGTTCATGGGACGCTTATTTAAGAATGTATTGTAGTGAAGTAGATTCATTACCTACTCAATTAGATATTTACATAGATCCGGTGGGAAATGCGTGGGATATAGGCACAGGAAGACTAGCTAATAGTCCTACCACAACTAATGGAGTTAGTTGGACTTACCCAACGACTACTACAAGTTGGTTTATTAATGGAATGTCTGGAATTACTGGATCTTACTCAGGTTCAACTGGTGGAGGAGGAGCTTGGTACACAGGTTCTTCAGTAACTCAATCTATAACAACTTATACTCCTTTTGATATATTCAGTAAAATTACAAATCAAGTAAAACTACATTATAGTGGTACTATACCAAATTATGGTCATATATTACATATAACTTCGAGTACAGAAAATAATTTTAATTACCAATATCATTTAAGTTATTTTAGTAGAGACACAAATACTATTTATCCTCCAAGTTTAATATTTTATTGGAATGACCAAACATGGAATTTAAATAGTGAAAGTTATAGTAGAATTCTTTCTAATCAAGATTTTACAACTACTTTAGGAAATAATAGAAGTGAATACCAATCAAATGAAAAAGTACAATTAAGAGTATATGCTAGGGAAAAATATCCTGTTAGAACATTTACTACTCAATCATTGTATGCTTACAATAAAATTTTACCTTATAATTCTTGGTATCAAATTGTTGATGTAGATACAACTGATATTATTGTTCCTTTTAATAGTATAGGTACTAGACTAAGCGCGGATAATACAAGTAATTTCTTTAATTTAGATATGGATACACTTGAAC